GCCCGGCTTGCTGCTCGCGGAACTTTGGATCAAAGGCCAGCTTGGTATCGCCGTTGGCGGCGAACAACAGGTATTCTTCAAAGCTCATGGGGTATCTCCTTCTGCTTTGGCTATTGCCTCATAGAGTTGCCGTTCGATGTCAGTCCAGTAAGCATGTTCGGCTGCGTGTTTCAACACCGCCAGCAGTTCCTGATTTGCCTCATGTAAACGGCGCAGTTCGGTGGCGGTCTTGGATTCCGGGGTCAGTGGGTTATGACTTTGCTGCTCCCACCATTCAGCCAACCGCAATGCCTCTGGTTGTGTACTCATGGCAACCACCTCCTATCAATGTAATCAAGCACAGTGTCGGCAATAATCAGCGACAGCTTGACTATCAACATGCAGAGCCACAACGGGCACAGCAGTACCAGCATCACAATAAATCCAAAGGTTCTCATGTCAACTTCTCCGACTCTGCAAGGAACTTACGCAGGCGCTTGATCCGGTCGTTGCAAGTGTTCAGGCTGTTGCTAGCAAACTCCAGCGCAGTGTGTACCTCTAGACGATACAGTTCTGCCTCTGCTAGTTCTACTGCCGCCATCTCTTGTGGCGTAAGTCGGCGCATGATACGCTTGATGTGATTCATAAAATTCATGTTGTTCCTTGGTTGGTGAGCCTCTACTGTAACCAGCTTTTGCAGACTTTCTTGTAGGTACAAACCCTTATCTTGTACCTGATAGCATTAAACGTTTAATTAAGCTGGGCTTGCGCCAGCAAGCAGCCGATAGGCTATTGCGGCTTGAAGCGGGACTTGCCCATTTCCTATCCCTTTAAGGCGTTGTAATCCAAAGGCCACCCCATCATCCATGCCGTGTATTGCGGGTTTGGACGCCCACCAAGAATCCATCCAAGTGTTGGGGTATTCCGATTCCCCTCCGCTGGATAGCCTCCCTGTTCTGAGTCCATTAGAAACGATTGCTGAGACATTTTCCAAGAACAACTGTTTTGGTCTAACCACGCCAGCGATGCGGAGGACTTCACGGTAGAGGCCACTGCGCGTTCCTGGGCCAATGCCTGCTTTGTTTCCGGCAGTGCTAATATCTTGGCAAGGGAATCCTGCATGAATGCAGTCCACTTTTCCGGCGTACTCGGATGGATCGAACAGTCTAACGTCCCCTTCCCACACTCGCAGGCTAGGGAACCATCCGTCTGCTGCTCGTTCTCTAAGGACTTGGCAGGCGTATCCATCCCACTCAACAGCGACAACTGGGGTGTGTCCAAGGATAAGGTCGGCAAGGAGTCCACCGCCGTGGCCGGCAAAGAGGTGCATTGTTCTTGTTTCATGTTTCATCCCACTACCCTCCCATCCCACTGTTTAGCCATTGCATCAGCAATGCCCTGATAAGTGGCGCTACGCAGCTTCCAGCGGTCTGGGCTAGGTGGCATCTTGTGTATGCGGTCTGCGCGTCCTGACACAATGTCAGTAGGCGTTAGCTTGGGCAAGCCCTTAAGCCACAGGCAAGGGTTGCCGGTGTTGCCTGCCTCGAACCATGCGTAGAGTTGGTCAATGGTGCGTTGTTGGTATTCTCTCAGCATATGCGGCCATCCCATTCCTTCCGCAGCCCCATCACCATCGGATCACCAGCCACGCAAGCCGCAGCATTGGCTAACAGTTCCTTTGACCCGTAAACCCCCTCGTTCGGTTCACCATTAGCCACAGCCTGCCCTTCGATCTCATACACTGCCACCCAGTCAGACGGGCCTTCCAAGCGCTTCCACGGCACCAGATCGGGGTGAATTACATGGGCTTCGCAGCCGGTATGCTGGGCATCAGTCGGGATAATGTCATCCCACTTGGCGCAGTGCCATGTACTGTCAGACAACGGCGTAGTGTGTGCGCAGGTACGGCAATTGACCTGCTTGGTGGTCTTCGACCCGTGGCAAAAATCATGGCCGGGACACATCTTGCATTCAAACCACGTTGGATCCGTGCTGATGGGTGGTGGCAGGCGGTCGGTCAGCGCCAGCCTTTGGCCGCGCTCAATGGCCTTCACTGCGTGTTCGCGGTCATACTCTAGGCGCTCGGTGTAGATGCGGTCGTCGTCTTTGCAGACGGCCACATACAAGGCGCGTTTTAGGTCGGTGCCGTGCATATACACTTGGCACTGGGTGTAATGCTGGGGCTTACTCTTTGCCACGCCATTCTTCTCAAGGTCATTGAATGACTTGAGACTGTGGGTTTTAAATTCCAGAACGTGTTCAGTCTTAGGCGCACCGGGTACACCCTTACCGATACCGTCCAGGCTACCGCTAACGTGACTGCCAAAGTTCACTTGGCGCTGGGTGCCTGATACGCTCATGCCAATGGCGCGTAAGTCGCTAATGATGGTGGCCTCCTCATTGTTGCCACGCCTGAACAGTCGCAGAATCCTGCCTTGGAACTTCTCAACCACTGCCCAGCGAAATGATAGCCAAAGCCACCGTTCGCAGTGGTGGCCGAGCGTACTGCAACCCATGTGAGCGCGGGGTTTTTCAATTCTGTCCTGATGGGCGGCGTCGATCAGGGAAGTTATGGTAATCTCTGGTTCGGGGATATTCATGGTTGGTGTTCCTGTTGGTTGTTGCTATATTGACCCCGCCGTTAAAAGCGGGGTCTTTTTTTCAGATTTAATTTTCATTGCGCCACCGCCAGCAATGCTTGCCGCTTTTAGTTGCGCTTTTGCTTCTGGTGATTGCATTCGTTGACGGGCAGCAATTCTCATACGTTCAAGTGTTTCTTCAGAATACTTTTTGCCAGTATGAGATTTGGACATCTTGACGCGAGTTACTTCGTCTGCTTTTTTCCCAATGTTTGCTTGCCGAATTTTTTCTTTTACCTTTTCAGTTAAATGTCTGCCAGTCAATGCAACAGATATTTTTTTTCTAATCTCTGCACTTCTGTTTTTCATCATTAACGAAGCTGCTTTTCTTTGTGCAGGATCTTTGTATCTTTGCTTTTGTGCTTGACTAATTTTTTTAGCAACCTCCTTGTTCAAAGCAGGAGATTTTTGACCGCCATCAAGCAAGTTATAACCATTTGGCGCGATAGTGCAATAACTCTTTATGGCGTCAATTTCAGCTTGATACAAAGCATCACCAGAAAACCGCTGTAAGATTTCAGCATTTGGTTCGCCGTGCTTTATCCAAGCCAAATAAATGGGCAATTTGCTACCTCGCCGCGCTTGATAACGATGCTGACCAAGTCGTCGGCTTAGATATTCACTTTCCGTTATGCCAATGTATTTTTTGCCATTTGCAAACGTCAACTGATACAAAATGCCCATTTTTACTCCTTATTTCTTAGCCCACGGTGGTGCCGCCTTGACACCAGCCGGCTGAGGTGGACCAACAGGTTTGAAGGGTGCCACCGCAGCCGGTGTCACGCCACCAATGGCACGATAGTCTTTAATCTCGTTGCCTGCATACTCGCCCGTTTTGACAGTCAATTTAATGCTCAAATTGCCGCCGATCAATTGGTCTGTATCAGTTACCTTAGCAAGACCAATCGCGCGCATAATTGACCCTAACTGCATTCTACCAATCTCCTCCGCCTTGGTCGAAGCGTTCTTGATGTTCAAATTTCCGAACACAACCCGGCCTTGATGCGTAGGCCCGGTGATGGTGTACTTGGCGGCAATATACTTGCCATCGTTTGCCTTGGTGGGCTTGACTTCAGCGCCGGTGATCGTGGCGTTGTACCAGCCATCGGGCAGTGGGTCGAAGTTGGAAGTGCCTTGGGGCAGGGTGTCGAGGGTGAATTCTTCGTCGAGGGAAGCCATGATGATTAGTCCTTTGTGATAGTGAAAGTGGGGCGTCCAGGGGTGGACGTAATAGCACCAAGCAAAGGCTGAGTCACGGCGTCAGCAGCCGCACCCCATGCCTTTGCATTGATTTCTGGTTTCCAGCGGAAAAGGCTGGAAAGGTGTTCGGACAGACCGGCTTCAGCGGCCAGCATCTGAAGTTTGTCGGCGTCGATCTTCTTGTTGATGCGGCCTTCCATCTTGATGACGTAGCCGTCAACGGCGTGTTTGACCGTGCCGTCAAGGTCCTTGGGGATGGCGAACGTCTCGACCATCAGGTCTTCCAGTTCACGGCGCTCAGTCACGGCAGCGGCTTCGAGTTTCTTGGCGTCAAGCCAGCGTTGGTAGAGAGTGGTCATGCTGTGTACTCCAGTGCTTGCAGTTTGCTGATGCGTTCGTTGATCTGGTGGACTGCCTTTGTGAAATCATCTTGCGCTTTTTGTTTCAGCGCTTGCAGTGCGGCGATCTTTTGGGCGGTAGGATCGTAGTTTTCCGGTGCCTCAAACTCAACCTCTTGTTGACCGACATAAGTGCGGTCTTCAGTGTCATCCATCTTGAATGAGGCAATTCTGTATTCGCCTTTTTCTTCCCACTCAAACTTTTGATAATGCACATGGGCCATGATTTTGATTTTCATGCTGCACCCCCGATTTTGTTGATGATCTCACCCAAATCAGGCGCTTCCCAGACACCCAACTTGCCGCTACGATCCTTGGCAAGCCACAGGCCGTCAGAGTCGCACATCAAGGCGCGTTGGGTGTTGCCCTCGGCATCCTTCTCAACTCTAAGCGCCAACACCTCGTCAAAGAAGTAAGGCAATGCCTGCCCGGTCTTGTTACCCGGCATCGAGGGGCTGTACAGTACGCGACCCATCTCATCCTGCGTCTTCTCCAGCTTGGCGGTCATCAGGACATGGCGTCCGGGAATGTCGCGGAAAGCGCGGATGATGTCTGCCATCTGCTCTTGCATGGCACCATACGCAGCGCGGGGGTCTTTGTTGACCTTCTTCTCATGGTTCAGGCAGACTTCAGCGATTTCACTGATGCTGTCCAGCGCCACCGATTTGTGGTCGCTATCCGCTACCCAAGCGTAAGCCTCCCGTAAGTCTTCCATTGAGGTGATCTCAATGAAAGGTAGGTCAGCGTCTTGGATAGACAGCAACCCACCTTCGGCAGACAGCACCACGGGATGCGGTAAAGTCTTGATTAGGCTGGTCTTGCCAGCCCCTGCTTGCCCGTAGACAAGCAGCTTGACACCGTTGGCACTGATGCCGCTGGTGCGTTTCAACGAAATAGCCATGTGGCTTTCTCCTTCTGGTTGCGCTTCCGTCTGTAACTCAGTTCGAAGCGTGGTTGCAGTGTAGCATAGGTTCGTGCTAGGATGTCAACAACTTTATGACGAAAGATGTGAAATAAATGGCAGACCTCTCAAATATCCTCGGTGGCCCTTGGTCGCCACCCCCTCAGAAACCCATCAACTCACCAGAGGATCAGCTAAAAGATGCCATGATTGGCGCAGGACTAAAGCCACCAGACACCATCTACCTAGACGGCAAGCTGCACCGCTTTAACAGTGGCACCAAGGGCGAGAAAGGCCACGACAAGCCGGGTTGGTACGTTGCCTTTAGTGATGGCGTACCGGCTGGGCGCTTTGGTTGCTGGCGGTCGGGGTTTGAATCGAGTTGGAAAGCAGACATTGGTCGCAGCCTGACGCCGGTGGAGGAAATGGCGCAGTCCAGACGCTTGGCAGAAGCCAAGACCCAGCGGGATGCCGAGGTCAAAAAGTCCCGCGAGGTGGCTGCTAACACCGTTGATCTCATTTGGTCGCAGGCAGGGGCAGCAAGCGCAGAGCATCCGTACTTGCAACGCAAAGGCATCAAGGCGCACGGCGCACGGATTACGGGTGACGGCAGGCTGATGGTGCCGCTGTATTCTGAGGACGGCGAACTTTCCAGCATCCAGTACATTGATCATGCCGGTGGCAAGCTGTATCACCCTGGTGGACAGACCGGCTCGATGTTCTGGCTTGTCGGAAGCATGGACGATGCCAGCGTACTTTACATTGCCGAGGGCTTTGCAACGGCCGCCACCATAGCCGAGGTGACAGGCCAGCCTTGCGCGGTGGCTTACAGCGCCAGCAACTTGGTGCCGGTGACAGGCATCTTGAAAGAATCGTATGCAAGCATTGATATTTGCATTGTTGCCGACCATGACGCTAGTGGCGTGGGGCAACGCTATGCCGAGCAGGCCAGCGCCAAGTATGGGGTCAGAATGACAACACCGCCAGTGCCGGGGGACGCCAATGATTACGTCCAAGCGGGGCATGACCTGGCTTTGCTGTTGAAGCCCGTTGTGGCAACAGACTACCTTATCCATGCCGACGGCTTTTCAGAGCAACCTGCGCCCATTTCGTGGCTGGTAAAGCACTGGATACAGGACAAGGCGTTAGTCATGGTGCATGGCCCAAGCGGCGGCGGGAAGACGTTCGTGACGCTGGATTGGATGCTGCACATTGCCAGCGGCAAAGCCACTTGGTTTGGTCATAAGGTCAGACCCGGCAACATGGTGTATTTAGCTGGTGAAGGGCATCATGGACTGCGCTCGCGCATTGCAGCCTGGAAGCACCACAACAACGTCAGCAACTTGAATATGTGGGTCAGCAAGTCGGGCGTAGACCTTAACACTGCCGAGGGTTATCTGAAGGTGGTGGAGGCTATACGGGCGCTCAAGATCAAGCCTGATGTGATCACAGTGGACACCCTGCACCGCTTCATGGCCGGTGACGAAAACTCAGCCCAAGACGCTAAGACCATGCTGGACGCCTGCGCTGCACTTATGCAAGAGTTTGGCTGCACTGTCATTCTGGTTCACCATACAGGCGTGTCCGAGGAAGCCCAGCACCGTGCGCGTGGCTCCAGTGCATGGCGTGGAGCATTGGACATTGAGATCAGCGTCATACCCGCCAAGGGTGACAAGTCGATTGAGATCGTGCAGCGCAAGAGCAAAGACGCCGAGATGGCAGCGCCGGTCTACGTTGACCTGGAGTCGGTGGCGATACCTGGCTGGCTGGATGAGGATGGCGAGGCGGTTTCCAGCGCGGTGGTGGTGAAGGGTGAAGTTCCGGAGTCCAAGCAGAAAGATAAGTCGCTTGGGTTTGTCGACTTTGAAAAAGCCTGGTGGTCATCAGGAGCAGAAGAGCGAGGCGGCGCACCTTATCTAACCCAGTCAGTGATGCGCGACTACGCCGTTACCAATGGCATCTCAAACTTTCCTAACTCAAAGGCAGACGGCACACGCCGAAATTTGATTGATGGAAAGGACGCTCGGTACATCAACAATTTGATTGAGGCCAAGTTGATTGAGCCGCATGAGAACGGCTGGATTGTGATTGACCCCGGAACGGCATCAGGGATGATGCTGAAAAAATAATTGCAATAATCTTTTTACTTGTGATAAACTTTTGAACATGAACAACAAACTTAGCACCCTCAAAGCAAAGCTACGGGCAGCGCAAGCTGAACTGGCTATCCGAACCCGGACGCACAACAGTGCAAGCCGGGCCTACAACAAAGTTACGGCGCATATCGCTGAATTGGAGAAACGCATTGCTGACCTGGCGAAAATTTCAGAGTGAACTGACCTCATACAGTGAAGCTGACCTGTTGGCTTTGCTGGATGAGGAAAGAATGAAACACCGCAGAGTGTCCATGCTAGAGCGTATTCACCAACGCTACTGCACCTTACGCGCCAACCGGGAACGGCTGGAAATTTTGAAAGAAGGAAAAAAACCATGACTATCACGCAACAACTCAAACGGATCATCCGGCGTCTTACGCCAGTTGAAATGGCAGCCGCCGAACTGGCTGATGCTGAACTGCACCGCCTGGAAGCCCACACTGCTATGGAATACGCCAGCAGTGTTGTCAGCTACGAAGACGCCAGGATCAAGCGTCTGCGTAAGTTTCTATCTGATGCGGAGAAGCAGACATGACCAAAGACGACACCATGAAGTTGGCGCGGGAGGCAGGTGGAACTGTCATGGCGTGTTATTCACCTGACCTTGAACGCTTTGCCAAGCTGGTCGTGGCAAACATCGACCCCAAGTCGTTCATGTCATGGCAAGAGGGCTACGAGGCTGGAGTGGTGGCCGAACGTGAGGAGTGCGCAGATGCGGTGCGCTTTGCCGACAACGGTACTGAAGCTGCGGAAATCATCCGTGCAAGGGGAAACAAATGAAATTACCTGAGATGAGTGTGATCGACACGCACATTGAAAGCAACTACAAGATACGGGGCTATACCGCCGAGCAGATGCTGGCGTGGGGCAAAGCCTGCGCCGAAGCAGAGCGTGAGGCTTGCGCGAAGTTGTGTGACGGGTGGGCGCACGCAGACGGAGATCAATGCGCTGCTGCTATCAGAATAAGGAACCAATCATGAAAGATAAAACCAAAGAACTCGCGGACTCCGTGGGTGCTGTATATCCCGTGCTGTTCATGGGACGGCATGACGGTGTACTGTTTACAGAGACTGAGTTGGAGACGTTTGTTGACCTTGTTGCCGCACATGAGCGTGAGGCTATTGCAAAGCTGGCTGACGCAAGCGTCAACGCAGACCAATATCCGACGCTGACAATGCTTGCCCAAGCCATCCGTATGAGGGGGGACTAGGACATGAGTAACACAGGAGGCCCAGCGTGTCCAACAGAACACACCGACACAAGCGGCCTTTATGACGGCATGACCTTGCGCGATTACTTTGCTGCGAAGGCGATGCAGGCACTGATAACGCGAATTCCAATGAGCGGTGCAGAGAGGGCTAGAGATGCATACACGATTGCAGACGCCATGCTGAAAGCGAGGGAACAGAAATGACAACACAACCAGAAGCCTTGCGGTTGGCTGACAAAATGAGCAGCTACAGCCTGAGTAGCGGATATGCATGGCACTGCCACAAAGCCGCCGCCGAACTGCGCCGATTGCATGAAAGCAATCAGGAGTTGCTGGCGGCGTTGAAGGTAGCTAAGACAATCATTGGGCATCCAGATGATGCGCACACACGGATGATTGCCGATGTCATCAACAAAGCAGAAAGGACAACGACATGACCTGCAACCAAGACTGTAACCAAGGCCGCACTTGCGAGTGTGCAGATTCCCACGACGACTGGATTGACGAGGTGTTCGGCATCGTCCAGACCGCGCTGGTATGGATCGGCGCTTGTGCCGCAATGGCAGGATTGATTGGCTTTGTTTATGGATGGGGGACGAAATGAGCCGATTACTTTTTGCTGCTGCCCGTGGGGCGAGGATTGAAGGCCGGTATCACAACTGGAGAGACGGCGGCACTGAATGGCGTAAAACCGACGACTTAAATAAATTCGGTAACCGCATCCACCCGGATGGCGCCCACTTGGCTTATGGCCCCATCAGCACGGACATTCGCAGCATGACCTTGATTGACTTGCACGCTACTGAAATGCCGCCTTTGGCTCTTAGGTCAGCATGTGTGTGCGGTATTCAAGGGACATGGGCACACGAGTGGCGCAAGCAATCCGTAGATGACCGGGCCACGGCTATGTTGATCTTGGCCGAAGCGCTGGCCGATGAGGGGTTGTGATGACTGACCTAAGACAAGCCGAGCCGGTGGCGGCTAACCGTGTCATTGAATGTGCAACGCGTCTTGTTGAGCACGCTGATTTCAAGCTTGGTGGCATCTTGAACGCAGATAGCAAAGCCAAAGACATTCCAAGCAACGCTGTTTCAAGTGTGAAAGCTAGGCACCTTGCCGCGCTTCGTGATGCTATTGCTGGCACACCACCCCAGCAGCAAGCCGAGCCGGTGGCGTGGGTGTTTGCGCCCAACAACGAGTTGCTTTGGCCCAGAGAGGTTGAGGTAACAAACCCTATCGAGATTGACAGTTATTACCCTCTCTACACCGCCCCACCACAGCGCCAATGGGTAGGGCTGACGGACGAGGATTTTTGCGACCAAGATCAAGAGTGGATTGCCGGGGCAAGCTGGGCAGAAGCCAAACTAAAGGAGCGCAACAATGACTGAGCCATTACCCTGCCCATTCTGCGGCCATGTTGGGCTATCGCACAACGAAGGCTCTACCTTTCGCTGGCTTTCCACCGAGTGCAACGGCTGCGGCGCACAGTGCGGAGAAGAGCGCATCAACACCATGACGATGGAGCGCAGCGCAGCAATTGAGCAGGCCAAAGTGGCGGCGATTAAGACTTGGAATACAAGGTTTACGCCGTTTCCACCCCAGCAGCAAGCCGAGCCGGTGGCAACTTACCATCCGTGCACCTCAATCCTAATCGAAGGCTTAAAAGAGTTGAAAGCATGGGATGTTTTAGCCGAATGGGATCGGGCGCGAGAAATTGTAGATGAGCGATTTTAGGCAGGCCGTACCCAGCAGCAAGCCGAGCCGGTGGCGGTTGAGCAAGACGCCAATCGCTATAGGTGGCTGCGTGATAACTCAAACATAGAGCAGACGCACCAAATCTGGCAACATGTTATCAATGGACGCGGCCCGTCAGTGGATGCCTTTGTAGATGCAGCAATCAAGGATTCTTTGACTACTGAGCAGCAAGCCGAGCCGGTTCCGCGCTGGGATGTTGACGAAGATAATCCAGATTCTCTTTCGAAGCACCCAGCTTTTCAAGCTACACCCAAGCCGGTGGCGTGGGTGTTTGCGCCCAACAACGAGTTGCTTTGGCCCAGAGAGGTTGAGGTAACAAACCCTATTGAGATTGACAGTTATTACCCTCTCTACACCACCCCACCCAAGCGCCCGTGGGTAGGTCTGACAAAAGTACAGAAAGATGACTTTGCTGATGCGTATGGAAGCTATGAGTCTGTCTGTGCTATCGAAGCCAAACTGAAGGAGAAGAACAGTGACTGAAGATGAAGCCTTTGAAGAGTTGGAAAGACAGATCAAGTTCCGTCTGGACAGCACCCGGTCAACGGTAGTGGCAGATGATTACTACTGGATACCAATTGACGCATCAACCCCGACCGGCATGAAAGTCTTGTTGCTTGGCAGATCAGGAGTAGCAACGATGGGGCACTACGAACACAAACCCGGTGAGACGCAGTTCTGGACGCACTGGGCACCACTGCCGAGGAGGAGGCCTTGAGCGCAAAGCGGCCTGTTGAAAAGCTGAGCGTTGTTTACACTGTCAAGCTAACCCAAGCACAGCGTATCAAGCTACTTCAGCTTGGCGGCCCCACATGGATAAGGACTCAAATTGAACGATCTACCGAACTTTGCCGCCTGGGAACGTCAGACACTGGACAAATTCGCCCAGGACAGTTACATCAGGATGCAGCAGCAGGCCGAGGCGATTGAGCAGCTACGGCGGGACCTGCGGGACGCTATGCAGCTACTTCGCAGCGCGGCCCTGTAACTTCTCGATGGTGCGAAGGCCACCCAGCCCGAGCATACCCATCAAGACGGGCAGCATCTCGGTGAGGTCTGCTGGTGCTAGGGTAATCGGGTGGCCGGCGATTTCCAGCGCCAGCTTGACGACCGGCAAGCCAATCCAGTTCCAGCCGCAAGCCAAGCCGCACACCCAGCCGATGGCCGGACGCCAGCCACTGACGAACACGCTCGGATTCTGCGCTTCGGCCTGGTTCACCTTGATCTGTTCGATCATCAGGTTCGTGTCTGCCGTCAACTGAGCCAGTTCGCCGGATTGCTGGAGCTTGAGCAATTCCAGCTTGGCCACATCGCGTTGCACCGGATCAGGCCAGATCTTGTCGATTACCTTTGAGCCGATGCCGAGAAGGATTGTTACGGGATCCATATGCCTGCCCTCACTCCAGTTTTGTCAATGGTGATGATGCGATTGATTGCCTTGTCTGGTCGCGCTAGGCTAACGTGTACCCATGAGCCGAACTCCAAAATCAACTGCCCGATGCCGATTACATCAATGACGCCGGCCAAGTCTTTCGCAATTTCGTAGGGTTTCCCGGCCTTTGGAGCCTTGAAGTCAACGGCGAAGGCCAATGTATGGTCTGAGGTTGGTTTGCTGCCTATGGCTTGATTCAGAGCCTCGCAGCGGTATCCTGATGTTATTGTGATTGGCGCGTCAATGTGAAACCTGATGCGCTCCATCATTTCCAGCGTTTTCCGGGCGTTGTCGTGCAATATCTCGGGCAGGGTGTTGTCAATGCCGAGCCGGTCTGCCGTGTCGGACTGCGTGAATTCCTCAAGGCTAAAGTGTGGCGTCATCATCCCTCCTTGA